GGCAAAATCCATTTGCCCTCTGGGGCATTTCCATTTGCCCTTTCGGCAACATCCATTTGCCCTTTTGTATAAATGGAAAGTCCCTTTTCGGCAAATGTATACCAACTCGTGCGGTCGTAGGTCGAATTGTTGTAATTGCCGGCCATGATCATCCCGCCTTCTTCCAGCTTCTTCAACGCGACGCGAATCTGCTTGTCCGTAAGGTACGGGAAAAGCTCGGCGAACGATTTGATTGAGTTGTATGTCCAATACCTGCCGTCGTAGAAGTTGGTCTCGTTGGCGCGGTTGTGCACAATCCAATACGCAATGTTCTGGAAGATGATTGCCGCATTGACCCCGTATTCTTTCGCTATTTGCGGGTCGAACATGTGCAGTGCCATATAAAACTCCCCTTATATGCGAAAGCCCCGTCACAGGTGATGGCTGCGGCGGGGCTTTTATTTTCATGCCATTAAGGCTTGAAAGCTATGTCGTTGCAAGTCCATCACTCTTGCATGACCTATTATAGCATCACGATTCCTCGATGTTTACGTGATTGATGTACGCCATCAATTTTTTCTTGAGCTTGTACTCGGCAGTCTTGAAGCCCTTGCAGTCCTCCACGACCCGCTTCCCGTCGCGGATATAGACGAAATCGGCGATGTACCGCATGCCCCGATACTTCACCCCGTCGCATTCGAAGCTCGGCAAAAGCTCGAACGGAACCTGGAGATGCAGTCCTTGGATTTTGCCTGCCATCTCCATATCGCGGAGCTTGGTATACCGCTTGGCTTCCTTCGCGCTGTCGAACTCGATTCCGTCAACGACCGTCTTCTTTGCGTGGTACTTACTTGCCCGTGCTGCCAAAGCCGTCACCTCCTCGCTCTGAATCCTCCAGATCGTCCACCAGGTCGAATTGCACGTACTCGCAGGGCACGATGACCAGCTGCGTAATCTTGTCATATCGCTCGATTTTGTAAGGGCTGTAACTGTGGTTGTATAGCTTAACCTTGATTGACCCCGTATAGCCCTCGTCGATAACGCCCTCGGACGTGATGCCGTGCTCGACGTTCAGCCCTGACTTGCTCTTCAACATGCCGACGAAGCCGTGCGGCAGCTGGATATGCACGCCAGTGTCGATGATGCACGAACCCCTCGCGGGAACCACCGTTTCGATTGGCGAGCGAAGGTCTGCCCCCGCGTCCGTGCCGTGGGCACGTGTAGGAATGAGCGCGCCCTTATCGAGTTTGATTTTCATTTGTCGTTCCTCCTAAACGTAGTTTCTTCCGATTATCTTCATCCAATCATCGAGCGTCCAGCCGTAGTGCTCCATTGCGCGGCGCTGCGACACCTCTTGCAGGTACTTCTCGAACGGGCGGTTGAAGTGCACACCGTAGTCGCTCATGTTGTGGGCTTCGGGCGGCAGGAAGACGTACAGGCCAAGCTCGATTGACTTCTTGCGATTCGGGCCGTGGAAAACCTCGTGCCGCACGAGCCACGGTTCGCGCTCGTCGTACCAGCGGATTAGGACACCGTGCCGCTCGTCGTACCATTCGCCGCAACCTAGAATGCTGTGCTCCTTCATTCCTCGCCCTCCACGTACCTCAATCTTGCTATTTCCTCGCGCGTGAGAACCGAGATACCCTGCGCTTCGCATTCCTCCCGCGCCCCGTCGATGAGCCGCGAGAACTCCGTCGAGTCCATGTGGCTCGAACCCTTGTAGATTCGGTAATGAGTGAACTCATGCCCGCTAGCGAATCCCGTTCCGATCTCCTCGTAATAGCGAAAGTACCCAGACACGTCGATGTCGGAACGCACGCTCACGACCTCGAACGGTGCGTGCTCCTTCAGCATGCGGAAATGAAGCTCAGAGGTCGGTATCCTCAAGACCCTGCCGAGCTGGTTGAGCATCGCCCAATAGTATGCGTTCTGTGTGAGCGTGCGCTTGCGCTTGCGCTCCTTGATCTCGTAAAGCTGATAGTCCTTCGGCTGCTCGAAAATCCAATGGATGATTTCCTCGGCTGTGCCAATCATTCCGCCAATCATCCCGCGTCACCTCCTTTCAAGCAAGGCGACGGGACGCCCTGAAGCGCCCCGTCGATTAGGTTAAAACGGGATGTCATCGCAGTATATGGTTGGTTGCTGCTTGTATACCGATTGGTAATCTTGCTGCTGCTGTTGCGGCTGCGGTGCCGTAGCTGGAGCCGCATACACAGGCTCGCTCCCGAGCTGCCCCTGCTGGCGCTGGCTCATGAACTCGATCTCGTCCACGATGACCTCGATCTTGCTACGCTTCTGGCCATCGCGTTCCCACTGGCTCCAACGGAGCTTGCCATCGATTGCTACCTTGCTGCCCTTGGAAAGGAAGCGGGAAACGCTCTGTGCACGAGTACCAAACATAGTGCAATCAATGAAGTTGGGGCAATCTTCCCATTCTCCCGTCTGCTGGTTCTTGCGGCGATCGTTGACCGCGATTCCGAAGCTCAGGACTGCCGTGCCTCCTGCCGTGCTGCGAAGTTCTGAATCGCGTGTCAAATTCCCAGTGATTGCTACGTGGTTGATGCTCATTATTAGTCGTCCTCCTTGTTCAGCTCTTCGATCTTGTTGTTCAGCTCTTCGAGCTTGTTGTCGTAATCGTCCCCCAGTATATGTCGAAGAACGGCGCTGGTTGTCGTATCGTTCCACACGAGATATTTTCCGAGCCAGTCGGCTTTCGCCCTGTTAAGCAAAACATCCTTGACCATTTCCAGGTCGAATTTAGCCTTCAGCAGGCTTTTGAATTCATCTTTCGTGATTTGTACCATGTTTTTCATTATCATCGTTCCTCTCTCTATTTGTCGATTGCGAAGACGTAAGCTCTGCAACCCTTCGTGTCGTTGTAGATGCTCAGCCCCGTTATCTGGCCGCTCTCGATGCGAACCTTCTCGCATCGGAAATTGTCGTAGCATTGCATGCGACCGTTCTTCCCTTGCTTGACGTTGCACTTCTCGGCTGGAACCCAGATGAACGGAGCCGTGTAAAGCTCGCGCCCGATTCCGAGCATGAATCCAGCGCGCTTGAATGCGTCACTTGCCCTGCCCTTCTCGGATTCCATCTTGGACGGCGTGCCGTTCGACTGCTTGCCAATCCACTGATGCTTCTGCTGGTCCAATACCTCGATGGTGCAGAAAAGCTCGCCGTTGATGCTCTGGTAGCTGTTGCGCCAACCCGTCATGCCGAAAGTCTCGTCAAGGATGCGCATATCGCAGCGGCTGTCCTTGTAAAGCAGGAGCGACACGCCCTTTTGGCTGCATTGAGCCACGCGCACCTCTATCTCGTTTGCCCTCAGCTCGCGCATGCTACTTCACCTGCAAGTTTTCATTGGTGACGATTTCGGCGTGCTCGATTTCGCGCCCGTCTGCCAGAGCGGCCTTGATTGCCGTGCGGTTGGGAGTAGGCTCCTTGAAGGTCAGCAGGTCGTCGGCGTGCTCCTGCGCCCATGCGACGAACGCGTCATCGACCTGGACGCTCTTCGACTTGCGGTAGCTGCACCGCACCTTGGGCGTTTCGAACTTCTCGCCCCTCAGCGCGTAGGCCAGAAGGTTCTTGATGCGCTCGGCCTTGTTCTCCACGGCCTTGCGGCGCTGGGCGAGGGCCGTCTCCTCGTCCCTCATCGCCTTTGCCTCGGCAATGAGGTTCTTGTAGAAGCAGCCGATGTTCTCGACCTTCTGCGTGCGCTCCATCTGCAACTCGTCGAAGCGCTTCTCGTCCTCGATTTCGCCCGTCTCCATATCAACCAGCGACATGATTGAATCGTCGATTTCGTAAATGCTCATACCCATGTTGTCGTTCCTTTCTCTTTGATTTCTTCCAGCTCTTCGTCCGTGTAAAACACGTCCTTGCCTTCGAAGAGCTTGTTAATCAGGTCGTACAGAGCCGTCATGTGCTCCTTCGTCGGGTTGCCCCTCTCCATGGTCTTCACCGTCCCCGAAAAGATAGTCGAGCGTGTAGGCCGCGCCGTTGCGCTCTTCAAGCTCCGATTGGAGCGCCATCATCTGGCCCAGTCGAAAAGGCTGCTTGCCCGAAAGAAGGCGAAAAACCGTGGGAACCGACTTGCCGATTGATTCGGCAATATCTCCGTTAGTCATGCCAGCACGTGCGATTTCAGCTTTGAGATTCTTGTACATATGTCCACCCCCTTTTGTGCTCGGTGTACGCACTTATGTGCTCTAATATTTTCCATTATAGGTATGATTTTTCAAATTGCAATAGCTTTTTCTAATTTTGTTATCATTTACTATCAAAAAATGAGCACTATAGTGTTTACAGTGAACACCTATAGATTATATAATTGTCTTAGCAAACGTGGTAACGCCAACGTTTAGCAGGGAAAGGAGTCGAATTTTGGATGGCATTTACTGACAATTTGCAGTATCTTATGAGCGCAAAAGGGATATCCCGTCGAAAATTGGCGAAAGAGTGCGGGATAAGCCCTTCGGCTGTGAACAGTTGGTTCAACCGAAGCGCTGAGAACATAAGCCTTCCGACGCTCAAGAAGCTGTCGGAATACTTCGGAGTAAGCATCGAGGAACTTGTCTACGGAAACGAAACAAGGCGCGAGATAACGTTCTCCACGCCGAACTACACCAACGAGGAATTGGAGCAAATAGCGCAGTACGCGATGTTCCTGAAGCAGCAGAGAAAGGATTGATTATGAATGGCATACGCAATGTATTTGAGAAAATCTAGAAAGGACGATGACACTGGCATCGAGGACACGCTGGCAAGACACGAGAAGATGCTTCAGGATTTGGCAGACAGAATGGGCATCCTAGTCTGCGAGCAGGACGTTTACAGAGAAGTCGTGTCAGGTGAAAGCATCGAAGCGAGACCGCAGATGCAAAGGCTGCTGAAGCACGTCGAACTTGGCGAATATGATGGCGTGCTGTGCGTGGAGCTTGAACGATTGAGCCGAGGAAACGGTGAAGACCAGTCGAGGACCTTGAAGGCGTTCCAGTTCTCGGATACGAAGATCATCACCTTGAACAAAACATACGATTTGGCAGGGGAAGACGAATTCGATGAGGAATTCTTCGAATTCGGTCTATTCATGAGCCGTCGAGAATACAAGATGATTAAGCGAAGATTGCTTCGAGGAAGGATGCAGTCTCAGCAGGATGGTTACTTCATCGGCGCTACCCCTCCGTTCGGCTACGACAAGATGAAGAACCCAGACGGCAAGGGCTGGATTCTGGTACCGAACGAGCAGACTCCAATCGTCCAGATGATATTCGAGAGATACGCCAGCGGAGAATCTGCAGCGAGCATAATGCACGAGCTGAACAGAATGGGAATCCAGCCGTCGAAGGTTTACGACACTGCATGGACGAGCCACAGGGTGCAAGACATAATCAAGAACAGAGTCTATCTTGGCGAGATAAACGTCAAGATAAAGCGCACAGAGAAGCGCATCGAAGACGGCAAAATAATCGAAAGCCGAGTGAGAAACCTGAACCATGGCACGGTGAAGGGCAAACACGAGCCGATAGTGAGCGTCGAAACCTTCAACAAATGCCAGGAACTTCTCGCGATGAGAAGCACGAGACAGGCTGTGAGCAAACAGCTATCGAACCCTCTCGCATCGTTCCTGCATTGTTCGAAGTGCGGTAAGGTCATGAGACGCACGACCTACACATGGAAAGGCGTGACCACGGAACGCCTTCAATGCTCGACCTTCAAATGCGAAACACGCAATTCCAGCCTTCCTATGGTGGAGAATATGATATTGGATGCGCTGAAGGATGAGCTGTCGAGACAGCTTACCGTTCTAGCCGAATATGGCGGTGTCGAAGCAGATGACACGGACGAAAAGGCGCTGGAGATAGTTGAATCGGAGATAGAGAAGAAAGACAAGATGCTCGACAGGGTTGACGAGCTTTACGAGCTTGGCGATTACAGCCGAGCAAAATATCTTGACAGGTCGCAAAAGCTCCAATCGCAGAAAGCGTATCTGCTGCGACAAAAAAGCATGCTGGAAGACAAAATCGCGCAGCGTGAAAGCAAACAGAAAAAAGCAGTACCCATCTTGACCAAGGTATTGGATGAATACCACAGTCTGGATACTGCCGATAAGAACAGATTATTGAAGATGATTATTGAAAGAGTAGACTACACGAAAACAGAATCGGGAAGCCATATCGAACCGCAGCTAGAGTACACTCTGCGAATCTGATTCGGCTTCCCTCTCTTTTAAAGCTATAAGGTAGCATGGAGAATCCGATTTATCTGATACCCAATGATGCCAGAGAACGAAAGCCCCTCGTTTGAGGGGCTTTTCTCGATGTTTCACGTGAGATCTATGCTGTTCGCCGCCACATGTACACAGCCAGGTATGGGGGAAGGTTGTTGTGCGGCTGGTTTCCGCCCGCGTACATCGTCTTGACGTTGCCGCCGAATCCCTTCTTGTCCTGCGCCTGAACAGTCATGAACGGGGTGGCGTTGCCAGATGCGTTGAGGTTGTCAACATCATGGTTGTGCTTCGGCATTTCGCCAACCGTCAGCGTGTACTCCGCTTCGCCGCCAGTGCTGCCCGCCGTGTAGGTGGCATCAGCTCCAAGAAGGAAACGCCCGCCGATGCGCTCCCACGTCCCACCGAACAATGCAGCGGGATTCGCATCGATCACGCTCAGGTAGATCGCGCCGACCGGGTAAGCTCCCTGAGCAGTCAGCCATGCCGATTCGCCGAGTTGCAGAACGTCCGATTGGCTTGGAAGGCAGTTCACGCCGACGCTGGACTTCTTGGTGTCGATGAAGAAAGACGGGATGCCCTTTCCGAGCGTGAGGTTGTAGTAGGTCGATTCCAACCTGTCCGCGATGGTCACAACGAAGTCGTATGCAGAATCCCTGTCACACGTCACCGTTGATTGGGTTGAATCCTCCAACTCGATTGGCGTTCCGTAGCTCGAATCCGAAACCTTCTTGAACTTCGCCGAGATTGTCACGGCGTTCTTGCCGTTCAGGTACGAGCAGCGTGTGTGAGCCGTGATGTACGTGGTCGGTTCGAAGTTGTTCAGTCGGTGCAGGTCGATGACGGCAGTAGGTGCGCTGTAATCGTCAACCGTCACTTGCACGGATTTGCTAGCTGTGAACCCACGGCTGTCGGTTACCGTGACTGTCAGAGATTGCGAATACGAAACGTCCACAGCACCGATTGAAACAGCACCAGCACTCTGCACCTTCTTCGACACGCCGCCGAACGCGATGGTGTAGCTCGCGATTGTCGCGCCCTTCTTCGCGGTAGCGGTTGGAATCGTCACGGTCAGCGCCGAATGGTTCTGGACGATGCGCGACTTGTCCCCAGTCACCGCAACTGTTGCCGCGTTCGTGTCCTTATACGATACGGCCCCAAGCTCTGGCGCTGCATCAACGACGTTCATCTTCCTTTCAGCCCGCGAGTAGTACGCGGTGCCGTCGATGGTCGTTTTAAGCGCGTAGATCACCTTCAGCGTCGGCGAGTTCTTGCTCGCATTGCGCAGGGTCGTGCGCTCGGAATCGGTGAGTTGCATCGTGTACGAGCCGCTTGCGCCGCTTGCAGCTCCAGCCCTCGTGATGCTGCCGCCCGCGAACTCGATTGAAACGTCGCACGAGAACGAAGACGGGTTGCTGTAGGTGAGCGTCGGGTTCGTCTCATCCGTGAAGTCGTTGGCGGTCACGATGGTCGCGTTTCTTGCAATCCTGTCGAGTGAGATTGAGCCCGAAGCTACGATGCTCCCGACCTTCTTGCCGTCGATCGTGGCGTTGATGTTGAACGTGTCGGTTAGCTGCGCGGTCTTCGTGCCGTCAGCGTCGTGCGACACCCTATGGACGGTCGTGCCGAGAAGGACAGAGCCGCCCTTCTGGTTGATGCTTCCAGAGGTGTATCCCTGCGAAACACCTCCGACCGAGCAGGTGTTCGTGCGCGAAGCGATGTTCAGCGAGTACGCGGAGCCGATGACGAGCGTGTGCTTGACCGTAACGTCCGAATAGTTGCCCGCAGCGTTCTGAACCGCGCTCCAGTCCGCCCGCAGCGTGTAGCCGCGATAAGCCCCCGTGATGCTGCCGCTTGATGCCATTGCTCTTCCCCCTTCCTATGCCAGCGCGACGAACGCGATTCCCGTGCTTGCGTCCGTCTTAATCGGTACCATCTTCATCAGACCGCCGATAGCTAGCGAGCTGTTGATGTACCCGTTCGCCATGTAGAAAACGCCGTCCGTCACGCCGTATGTGGCGTTACCCTGCGCGTCATAGCCGACAAGGCCCTGCGAAGCGTTGATCTCGATGCGCGAGCCGTCGTTGGCCCACATGCGAAGCCCGTCCTTGTCGAGATGCCCCAGAAGCGAGCCGCCCGCCGAGCGAACCTCCATCACACCGTTTCCGTTTTCGCTTCCGCCGAGCTTCAGCGTTCCGCCCTTGATTAGGTCGGCCACGAAGTTGATGACGTTGATGTTCTGCATGTTCATCGTGCCGTCGATGCCCCAGGCGCTTTCGAAAGTCCCCGCGATGCCGTTGCGCGAGAACGCGATGCCGTTGTCGTTAATCATGATGACGTTGTGCGCGTCTTCCTTCGGCAGCGAATCAAGCACCAGAATCTTCGAGCCGTCGTAGATGACGTAAGAAGCGCCAATCGACTGCATGATTGTTTGGGTGACCGTATCGGTAACGCCCTGGATAGCGTTGTTTACCGTGCTTTGCGCGGCGCTCTGCGCAGACGATTGGAGCGACCCAGCAAGCCCGCTGATCGTCTTCTGGAAGTTCCCGAACTCGATTTCGGTGTACTTGCCGAGAATGCAGTCGTAGGTAAAGCCGATAACGTTGGTCAGGACGTGAACACCCAGCCGCTCGTCTATAACCTCCACCGTGTCGCCGATGTCGGTAACTCGCTCCATGTCTGCCTTCAACGTATAGTTGACCTTCGGCATGCAATTCTTGTTGACATAATCCTGCGCCTGCCGTCTCAGGTCATCGACAAGGGCCTTGCGGTAGGCAGTCTCGTCTTTGCCGTAATCGTCCTTCTTGATGTCGGATTGCGAGAACGAGACGGTCTTGGTATACGGAATATCCCATTTCTTCTCGCTCTCGACGTAGATTGAAGCGGAAGCGTTCTGGTCGTTGAGAAGGATGCCGTCCGCGCCTACTGGCAGAAGCTTGGTAACGACGCTGCTCCAATCGTATTTGCACGTCAGTTCCTTCAGGTTCTTGCTGTACCTGACGGTCACGCCGTTGTCGGCACCGATTGACTGGCGAAGCTCGATGCGGAAGTTGTCGCGCACCAGATGCCCGCCCCAGCGCTCGATGACCGTCTGGATTGCTTCGTAAAGCGACTTGCGCACGCAACGGAACGAGTCGATCGTCTGAACGTCCGAGACGGTGGCGAACTCGCTCTTCGGCTCCGTCGCTTCGTTCAGGTGGTCGAGAGCCGCGTTTGCCGTCATGTCCACGACGTACGAATCCGCGATAATGTAGTTCTTGGAGTCGTAGTACACGTGCCACGCCTTCAGCGAGACCTTGGTGCTCTTCTTCGTAACGTCCGAGATGCGGAAAGCCTGCGCCCCCTGCGGCGTGTCTGCCACGATTATCCGCCCGCTGGTCAGATAATCGGCATACTTCGTGCTCGCTTCGAAATCGAGGTAGTAATCGCCGTTGTCCTTCTTGGTCACCTTTGCCTTCGTCGGCAGAATAACTATATCGCCGTTGCTGGTGAAGCTCTTGTCGGTTGGTTCGAAAACCCTAATCATCTGTGCACCTCCTTATATGCAAAGGGGGCGCATCGCTGCACCCCCTGAGCGTTCAATCTCTCTACGGCTCTAAAGCTCGATGCCGTAAATGTCCTTATAAGCCGCCTTGGTGGCTGCTTGGTACTTCTTCGGTACGCTGTCGAACGTCCTGAGTCCCTTGTAAATGAGACGCGCGTAGATGTAACCCATTTTATGCCCCTTCCACGATGGCCGCGAGAGCTTCCTGCAGCTCGCTGATCTGCTCGGCGTTGATTTCGTCCTGTTCCTTCACGCGGTTGGTGAAATGGACAACGACGTTCTCGCCGTCAGTCTCGGCCTTCACGGAGACGGGCACGAGATGCTGTGCGACAGCGCCGTCGAACTCCGCGCCCTTCAGGTTGTCCTCGGTGAACTCTGCGCGGATTGCGTCAAGCTCCGCGAAGGTCTGCACGACCGCCACGCAATCGAGAGCGGTGCTCGAATCCGTGAAGTCGTGGGTCTTGCCGTCTGCGAATTTCATTGTCTTCGACATGCTTCTTCTCCTTCATCTCATACGCTAAACGTATAGTATTTCCAACGTGATGTTATATTCCTGCGGCACGGTAGCGCGTAGCAAGACCGTGTTCTCATCCCAATTCGAGACAACGAGAACCGCCGTTTTAGCAACGGCCGAGTACCTGCAAGTCACGTGCTTGATTCTCGAAAAGTCCACGGGCCACGTAACGTTAAAATCTCTGCCGCCTGTTCCAACGGTAAGGTTGTTCACGAGATTCAGCGTAGTGTGTTTAAGCGTGGGCCCGATGCCTTCAAGCTCTCCACCGACCGTCGTAGCGATCGAGTTGGAATCTGAGATGACGTTGCCCTTGGCAATTGAAGCCGTCACCTTGCGCAGTACGCCGCTAACGACAACGTAATCGCCTACTGCGTACGCCTGCGAAGCGGTAGCCGAAGATTCTACCGCCGCGCTCGGGACGATTTGGCGCTGAAGCGAAATGCTGTCTGAGTTGTTGATAGTGAAAGTGCTCGTGGTATAGTCGGTGTACGTGATTGTGTAGGTATCGACAGAGCCAGTCGTGCCAGTCTTTTTGATGCTGGTGATTCCTCGCCCGTTCTTTCCCTTGATGTTGCCGATTAGTGTCTTTGCCATATCATCACCCCTTTGTCACATAGTATAAGTTGCCAGTCGATGAATCGTATTCGAAATCTGGCACCTTGTCCGAGTCCGAATGGTAGACCCATAAATTGCCGTCAGAATCGACCCCCATGTTGAAAAGCCCCGACACTGGAACCGATACCGTGTTCCCCGTATCGCCTTTCTCGCCCTTCTCTCCGTCGCGGCCGTTCGTGACGTAGAAACTGCTCTTAGCACCGTCCGTCATCTTGACGGTGTACGTATCTATAAGGCCGTCCGAAGAGGTCTTGTCGATTGACTTTATGCTCGCTCCAGCTTCGCCCTTCAGCAGCATGACCTTAACGTTCTCGTCTATCTTCGCCATTTTATCGCCCCCCCCCTAGAAAGTGACGTCCTGCATTATCTCAATTACACCGCGCATGACCGTGAGCACGTCGCCGTTGCAGCCGATTTCGAAGTCGTAGAAGTATTTCCCAGGCTTGGCGTTTGCCGTGTCGCTCGGAGCTACCCGCACGGTGTACGCACCTTGCCCGACCTTGGAAACGCCGTCTAAAAGCGACTTTTTGAAAAGGAATCGGTTGTCGCTGCGATTGGACTTGCAGGTGAAATTGGCTCGCTCCAAATCCTGCCCGAAAGGCGCTCCCTCTTCGTCGTAGACCTGCACACTGAAGGAAAGGGTATCGCCGCGCGTCATGCGTATGTACTTGTCTTCCATAGTGAAATTAGTCCGCATCATATCCACCTCGAAAAATCTTCGACCTTGATTCCTGTAACGTCACCGTTCCATGATATGACGTTCTCGCCGACTTTAAGAGCGAGGTCTGCATAATCGCCCGTAACGTGTCGGTTCATCAGGGTATCGCCATGGTACGCGTTCATTTCCTCAGCATCTATCGTGATACTGCCGCCTTCGATTGAGAACGACAGCACGGTAACCGCGTTGATTGCCAGCTCGACATTGCCGCTGCCGTACACCGTGACGGTCGGCCTTGACACGACGTTCCCGCGATTCGTCAGTGCGATTCGGTTGAAGCTGTCGCTCGCCATTGTGACGCTCAGCGTGAAGTTCACCGAAGTTCCAGCCTTGATGTCGAGCCACAGCGCATCGTACTCGTCGTTCGAATCAGCCGTTGCGGTCATGGTCGAATCGCCGTCGCTCTTAAGCTCCATGTACGAGCCGCCGAAAGACCTGGACGGTGAGCCGTCGATAAGCCTTAGCGCGCATCCGGCAGCGCTGCCGCTAGCCGAAGCGGTCAGGGTGTAGCCGCCAGAAAGCGACATGCTCTCGATTGGAACCTTTATATCGACATCGCTCGTTGCCTTGCCCGCAACCCTGATGCTGCCGTTGCTCGAAGTGACCGTTATGCCGAACTTGCCAGCCGTCGAATCTTGGACGTGCAAGAGCTGGTTCACGATGTCGAAAGTCCTGTCCACCGCGTCGTGCTTGAAAGGCTGAACGTGCATCTTGACCTTCGCCGTTCGGAACCTCACCAGGCGTTCGAAGTCGATTTGCTCGAGAATCTGATAACGGTAGTACTTGTCAGGTTCGTTGCCGAACACGACCTCGCCCTCAGAATCGAAGAAGGCGATTGCATCGTCGATGTCGAAGTCACCGTGAAGGCCGATGCTCAGCTGCTTGTCGTAGGCAGCGTATCCAAGCTTCGTTACTATATCGCCGTCGCGCCCGTCGATTGTCGCGTTGCTCGTGCGCATATTCGGTTTCGTAATCGGCGGTAGGGACTGGATTATCAGTCCCTTGACGCTCGTGCTCTTCTCGCCGTTCAGCTCAATGTAATTAACCATATAAACACCTCCTATGCGTAAATCGCGTTCGTGACCGTGCGCTCAACGAACTTGCCTGCCACCTCGTCATCGAGCACGATATGGACGCGCCCGAGGGCTTCGATAACAGCGTCAACGACGCTGGAATTAGCGACCATCCCAGCTGCGGAATAGCCGCTGTACGCAATCTGCTGGTCGCTCACGAACGCCGAAGGGTCTGGCATGGCATCCTGCATCTGACCGACAACGCTGCCCATCTCGTCGGTGAAGCCCTCGCCGATGCCCTGGGCGATGTACTTGCCGACTTGATCGCGGAACACTCGCGAAGGCGAGTGGATGCCGAGCGTGTTTTTGATGCCATCCAAGATGCCGTTTGCGAAGCTCGTCACCTTGTCGGCCAGCCATCCAGCAGCACCGCTGATGCCGTCCCAGATGCCGCGCACGATGTCGGATCCGATGCTGAGCACGTGCCCAGGCAGCGACGCCAGCCCGTTGACCACCGCGTTGAACATGTTCATTGCGCCCTCCGCGCCCCTGCTCGCCATGTTCGATGCCCACGAGCCGAGGTTCGAGATGACGTTGCCTAGGAAACTTGCGATACGCCCTGGCAGCTGCGAGACGAAGTTGATTGCGTTGCTCAGGAACTGCGAGCCAGCACTCGCGGCGCTTGATGCCATGTTCGCCACCCATTCGGTAACCGTGGCGATGACGCTGTTCAGCCAGTCGGCGAACATCTGCGGTAGCTGCGAGATTGTTGTGTCGAGGTTCGTGAAGAAGTCCACGATTGCCTGAATCGCATTGCCAACGAAGTCCTGGATGCCCTGCCACGCGTTCATGACAGCTTCTCGGAAACCTTCGTTCGTGTTCCAAAGCACGACTATTGCAGCGACCAATGCTCCTACCAGGGTCAGGACGATTCCCAGCGGGTTGGCTGACATGATCACATTGAGAAGCTGTTGCGCGATTGCCACTCCTTCCGTGGCGGTCTTCCATGCGCTGAACGCCGTGACAAACGCCGTTATCTTCTCAGCCACAAGCAAGCCGCCAATCGCGCCAGCGATGGCCGCTAGAAGCGGGGCGATCGTCGGAAGATTGTCCCTCAGCCACGAGATGCCGTCCCTGATGGGAGGAATAACGGCCGACACAGCATCGGCGATGCCGTTGATGAAGCCCGTCACGTTCTCGGAGCCGATAGCGTCGTAGATCTGCATGAGGCCGTCAACGACAGCCGCCTGCATGTTCCCCATAGCGCCATCGAACGTGGACGTGGAGGTAGCGGCCTGCTGCGCCGCGTCGGTGAAGCCCAAATCCATGATGGCTTGGTTGAACTCGTCGGCTGTGATTTGGCCCTTCTCCATCGCGTCGCGGAAGTTGCCCGTGTAAGCGCCGTTTTTCTGCAACGCTTCTTGCAGCTTGCCAGACGCGCCAGGGATTGCGTCCGCGAGTTGGTTCCAGTTCTCCGTCGTGAGCTTGCCAGCGCCAGCCGTCTGCGTCATAACCATCGCGACGCTCTTGAAAGTCTCGGCGTTGCCGCCAGCGACGGCGTTGAGGTTGCCAGCGGCCTGCGTCAGACCCGTGTAGTCCTGGATGCCGTTAGCCGCCAACTGCGCTGTGGTGTTGGCAACCGTGTCGAGGTCGTACACCGTCTTATCAGCGTACTCATTCATGTCATCCTTGGCTTTGGAGATTGTCGAATCGTCGTAGCCAGCAAAGCTCATGGTCGATTCGAACTTCTTCAGAGCATCGGCGGAGTTGATGGCTTCGCCCGCAAGGTTCTGGATGCCGTTGATTGCCGACGTGAGGATGTTGCCAGCGAGGTTGGCGATAGCGCCCTTCAGGACGGTGAACCCTCCCTCAGCTCTGCGCGCCTTCTCCCCAGCGTCCTCGACCGATTCGCCGAGCTTGCCGCTTGAAGTTGCGGACTTGCCCATCTGCGATTCGAGGTCTTTGATTTCGCTCGATGTTTTGTTGATGTCCGCCTGCGCGTTGTTCATCTGCATGCGCATACGCGACATTGAGCGCTCGTTCTGGTCGTTAGCCGTGGTCGATTTTTCCACTTGCTCTTTGAGCTTTGCGACCACTTCAGCCTGCTTCTTGTACTCAGGCGAGGTCGTTCCAAGCTCGCGCCCGATGCGTTCCAGCTCGGACTTCTCGCGGCTGTACGAAGCTATCAGCTGCTCGTGCTTTTCCTTGCTTTGCTGGTACTCGCTGCCCATCTTCGCATACTGCTCGCGCAGCGTGGAAAGCTTCGCCTTCTGCTCTTCGAGCCGATGGGTCAGCGCCGTCTGCTTTGCGGTCAGCGCTTCGATGCTCGTGTCGTTCTTGTCGTACTGCGATGACACGAGCTTCAGCTCGGACGAAACTTCCTTCAATCTCTGCGAGATGTTGCGCAACGCGGCGCGGTACTCGCTCTCGCCAGTCAGCTTGACCGCGCCACCGAAACTTGCCATATAACCACCCCCTTGGTTAGAACCATTCCTCGTCGCTCATGGACTGCGCTTCGAGCTTTGCATACGTTGACCCGCTCGCCCTCAGCCGCGTCTCGATGTCGAACGTGTCCTTGTACGCTTGGTAAAGCGCCCGAAACCGTCTGAGCGTCAGTCTCCCGACTTCCTTGTCGGACGAAAGCCCCAAGCGCGTCCGCCCGATGAAGTAGTACCACGAGAAGTTAATAGTCGGGTCGTAATCAAAAATCACGTCTTCGTCGTGGACTATGCGTTTTTTGAATCATCTGCGGCGGAATCGACCACCGTCTGCTGCACCTTGCTCGTCACGGATTCAAGCCCGACCTCCGTGAGGATTCGCGCAACCTTGCGATGGCTCAGCAGCTTCTCGTCGGTGCCGTCCTCGTCGTTTGAGATTTCAATGCCCTCGTTAATCATCTGCGTGGCTCCGAAGACGAGCGCCTTGATGCTAGGCTCTCCATCTTCAGGCTCAACAAGCTTGCCCCATGCTTCGATGCTCCCGTACTCGTCCTGAATGGCTTCCATAACGTTGAGGTCGAAGGCGAGCTTGTACGTCTTGCCGTTGTGCTCGATCTCCTGCAACTTGTTTTTCATTTCGTTCCTTCCTCCTTAAAACAATGGGCCACGGCGATTGCCATGACCCATTATCGCACATATGTTCCAGCTATTATTCCGTTGCCTTGAGCTTGTCCTTGACCCAGGCGACGGCTGCATCCTTGGTGTCGAACGTCTGCGCCGCAGACCAGTTTCCGTTCGCAAGGCTCGCCGCAGACCCCTCGATTTCAGGCGTTTTGAAGTCAACCTTCTCGCCCTTCGTCTGGTCTTCCTGAGACGGCTCCGAGAATTTGACCTTGTACAGGAACTCGGCCTTGTACTTCAAAGCGCCGTTGACCATCTTGGTGATAACACGGCCCAGGCCGATGTATGGGGCAACGTCGTTCGCGTTGCGCACCATATCGCCCTTGCCTTCCAGGCCGTCCGTTACGGTGTGACCGAGGATAGGCGCGAAAATAGTATCGTCATCGTCGGCAACGCCGAGCGTCACGGACGCGCTGTTGAAGCTCTTATCGGATTCCGCGAGAGCGTCCTCGGCGTAGAGCGTCGCATCGTTGTTGGTAACGGAAACCTTGCAGGAAACCGCCTTGCCGAAAGACTTCGCGCCATCATAGGTAGGTGCTCCGTCCTCGGCTTCGGTGAGCTTCGCCCACCAGATGTTGGTAAGGCCGATTTTAGCCATCTAAATCCCTCTTTCTTTCGCAAAACTGAGCGTGACATGGAAGTAGCCAGTATCGTCCTCGTACATGTCGGAAGACGAGCGCGATACCTGCCATGTCCAGCCAGCGTTTTTCATCTTGTCTTTCACCGCTTCCACAAGCTCGGTGAAGTTCCCCTTGCTGTACACGTCGAAGTCGTAATACGTGACGTAGCCGAGAATCGAATCGTCCCCAGCATAAGAGCTATCGTCGTACTCGCGGCTGAAAATGACGTAAGGCTCGCCATGTCCCTCGTAGGTCATGAACCGCACGGGAACCTCTTTGCCGTTGACGGTGAAGCCGTCGAAAATCTTGACGATTTCAGCGTTCATCGGCTCACCCCTTCGGCAGGTACTTGTCCTGCACCTTTTTCATCGCCGATTCGATCTCGCTGCTCACGAAGCTGCGGCGCATGAACGGATGCCGAGGGTACGGCGAATTGCTGCGCCCGTACTCGAACAGGTTGCAGACCAAAGGCGCGGGCGTCCTCTTCCCATCATCGTTGTTGAAGTAGCCATAGAACGCGACCTTGGTGGCAACGCCGTCATCTGATGGCGTCTTGTACGAGCGGGTCAGCTTCAGGCACTTCATGATGCCCGACTTTCCGAAGCTCGACGGGACGTTGGCCTTGACGTTCGCCAGAACCTTCTTCGCCCCCTCGCGCGTCATCTCCTTGAGCATCGTTTCGGTGTTCTTGTCGATGAGCTCGAACTGCTCCATAAGCTCGGTCGGGAGCTGTTCTTCGAATGTTGCCATCAGTGCGTCACCTCCTTCGCCTGTATCTCCAACTCTACGTTGGCGTAGTTGACGTTGTTCAGGTACTGAACCTCGTAGCGCCTTCCGTCGAACAGAACGACCATATCTCGGTCGATCTTGGTTTCGAGCGGGTAGCGGATAGTGAAGTTCGTCGTTGCCGCTTCGAAGCTCGTGCCGCTCTTTATGAGCGTGTACCCGCTCGTCGTTCTCACGTTCGCGTAGGCTTCGAGGATTGGTTCGTCAACCGTGGTCGGGAAACCCTCTGCGTCGTGCGATACCTTCGGCTTGACGATCTGAATGCGATGGTTGTACTTCCCCGCGTTAATCATCTTGCTTCACCGCCGACGGCAGAAGGTTCACGGAGTGCATGTCGAGGATGCTCTGCACCGTCAGATTGACGTGCGCGGAATCGACATACAGGGTGCGGTTGTCGTACATGTCCTGACACAAGACGAGCAGGGCGATAACGAGGTCGCTGGATTCGTCCAGCTGCTCCTCCGTAAGCCCCGTGTACTTGCACATGTACGCGATTGCCGCGCCGATAATCGTGCTCAGGAACCCTTCCTCGGAAGCTGTCACCTCGCCGACCCGCAGATATTCCGCAAGGTTGGTCGAAGTGACCTCCGAGACTTTCGCAATCTGGTTCATGTCGTTTCCCCCTTACTCTTGGGGATTCTGCTCCACAGACTTCTTGGTGCTCCTGCCGCGCTTGGGCTTCACCTCTTCGATATAGCCAGCCTTCAGCAGGTCGGCAACGATTTCGGCGTTGTCAATCTCGCGCGTCTCGCCCTCGTGCATCGAGATTGCGCCGCTGAAAGACTTCAGCGCCTTATACACTGGCCATCACCAGCTTGGCGAGCTTCTGGGCGTTCTGAACCTTGGAGTCGAACTCGAACCAGGAGATAACGCCCGTGGCGTGCTCGTCTGCGTACTTCTCGCGCAGCACCTCAGTCATGATGTTCTCGGAGAACTTCGTCGCGAGTCCAGTCATGTCGCCGTAGTAGATGACGGTCTTGCCGACAGCGATATCGGGCATGTTGTCGGACACGTACACGGGCTTGCCGAGAAGGACGGTGCCGAACGGGGAAGAGATGTCATCGTTGAGCAGGTAATGGCCGTCGGAACCCTTCAGCAGTCGGAGCGCCGTGCGGGTCGCGGGGGACATAACCCAAATCGCGTTGTCCTGGAAAGCGTCCTTGATGGAATCCTTCAGCTTCACAACCTCGTTGGCGGTGATTGCGTTAGCAGCCGCTGCGGTCACGGCGTTGGTGAGCTTGGAAAGGCCCTCGACCTTGCCAGTGGTGCCGATGAGAAGCTCGTGCTCGATGAAGCGTGCGATGTCCTCGCCCATCTGGTTGACAACGAAGGAAACGATGTCGAACTGGGAGTTGTTGATAAGAGAGTTGCTGATCTTGGAAAGCGCACCAGCAAGGAAGCCGTCGAGCTCGATGTTCTTGAACTTGCCGTTGGAAGAGGTCAGCGGCTTGAACTCGTCGGCATACGCGACGGTGATGCCGCCAGCCGTGGTGTCGTAGTACGGAATCTGGAGCTTGCCCTTTACGTTGTACTTCTGGGACTTCTCCAGAATCGGCGAGACGTCGTAGACCTTCTTGATGATCTGCTGCGCGATGGTGGTGGGGATGACCGCGCCGTTGTCGGTCTTGGTCAGCTCGCCAGCGCGCTCGTGCATCACGCGGCCACGGATGAAGTTCTCGAAGGCGCGGGTTTCCTGCTGCTCCTGAGTCGGCTTCGGCTCGCCGCCATCTGGTGCAGGCTCCTGCTTCTGCTTCTTGTCCTTGGAATCGTCAAGCTCGTCACCGATCTTGAGCGCTTCCTTGATGCGCTTCACATCGTCGCGGATTTCCGCAAGCTCTTCGGCTTCGTCCTCGGTCAGCTCGCGCTTGTTCATCTCCGCGTCGGCTAGAATCTTCTCTGCCTTGTCAATCTTGTCGTTCTTCAGCTCCATGAGGTTCTTGTAGCTCATGGAGCGGGTGTGGAAAATCTTCGGCATGTTAGCCCTCCTTCATCTCGGCAATCATTGCCTTGTACTCGTCGTAATTGATTTCCTGCTGCGGTTCTTGCTGCGTTTTCTGCTGCGGTTCGGCATCCCGCGTCTCGGGCGGTTCGCCGTCCGCGTCGAATGATTCCGACAGGAACATATCGTTCTCGGAATCCTCGCTGCGGGCCATGATGAGCGTGCCGTCGTAGGCTGGCACCTTAGAACGGTCGAGAATGGAAACCTCTTTGAGGTCGAGGTCGTTCACCTCGCGGGTGAGCATGCCGTTCTCGACTCCGTTCTTCACGTCTCGGTCGTAGAAACCGAAAGACCAGCCCACCAGATCGCCGCGCTTCGCCATCTCCATGACTTCGCTGTCGGAAATGGTGCATTTTGCGCGAAGCCCGATGTTGTCCTCGGTCAGTTCGAGGTTGCCCTTCTTGGTGCTGCCGAGGTCGCGCTGCCAGTCGTGGTTGAGCAGGACGTGAACATCGTCGTTTCGCTTCAGGGCGCGCGTGAAAGCGCCCGCCTTGATTCGCTCGATGAACCTGCCCATACGAGAAAGCATCGGCTTGCTGTTGCGCTCCACGGCGTTGACGTAGCCCTCAAGCTCTACCGAGTCCTCACGAATGTTAATCTGCATTTGCTTCACCCCCTTGCGCTTGTAGTGCGCCGCCAGGATTCGAAACGCCAGCCGCCTTCGTAGAGTCCGTGTTCGGGGTGTACGTCTCTCCATTTGTGGTGTCGAAGAGAACCGAGCCAAGGCCGAGGTCGATGATGTCAAGCCCCTGAACCTCGTTCATGTTCTCGTTGCGGCGCATTTCGTTGATTGTCATTATGCCACATTCTTTTGCAAGCTGGTACGTCTCGTATCTCTCCTTCAAGCTCGCCTTGATAATCTCGCGGCTGTCGAATGCGAAGAAGTGATTGCGCTTCTCGCGCTCAAGAAGAAGGTCGCGATTGAGCGCCGTCTCGAACGCCCGCACGATTGGGTAGATTGCGAACTTGTACGTTTCCTCGAAATTCTCCTTGATGTGGAAGATGCCGTTAATCTCGTCCGCCATCGTCCGCTTGTTCTCGTCGAGCTGCATTTCCGTTGACGTGCTGCTCGCTTCTTGGAACTCCAGGCCGTTGTTGAGCACGACCACGTTCTCTTCGGAGTTGCCGTAAAGGTTCGACCATGCGCTCTTGAGCGCGTCGATTTCCTCCTGCCCAAGCTTGCGTTGGCTCTTCAGGAACCCGCGCTTGTTTCCGCCCGCCTTCACCAACCCCAGCTGATACATGAGCGTTTGGTATCCCGTCTCCAAAGCCTTCGCGACCTCTACCGTAAGGCCAACCCCTGAAGCGCCGTCCTTCGTGTTGCGCAGAACCTTGACGAACTCGAAAGGCTTGTAGAGCCCGTCACCGACGATGATGTCGTAAGACTTGTGGATTGGGTCGCTGTTGATGCTGATGCTAACAGCGTCGCACTTCACGTAATAAAGGCCCGTCACGTCGTTTCGGCTGCGCTCGATGTAGCAATAGCCGCCCTTGCCCATGAGGTAATCCTCGACCATCGCCTTTTTCATCTGGAAACCGTCTAGCGTGTCCCCCGTGTCTCCGTTGAGCATCTTCGTTCGCGGGTCGTTTTCCACCTCTTCGACAACGCCCTTTTTGGTGCGGTACAAGCGCACTGGCATACAGGCCACGGCGCTCGTAATGAAGTCAACCGCGCCAGATACTGCGGGGAGCATCATCGCCTTGTCGCGGTCGATTGGCTCGTTTGAAAGCAATGCCCTCAGAAGCACGTCGTTCACCGTGCCGTCGTTGCCGATGACGTTCTCGGCGGAGCGCTTGCGCTCCCACATATCGCTGAACCATCCCATAGAATCACCCCTTTAGATAACCTGAACCGTGAAGTCAGGCATTTGATTGAACACAACGTCCTGCTGGAGCAAGTATACGGCGTTGATAAGCGAAACCACCATATCGACCTTGCCCTTCGACTTCTTTTTGTGCACGTACATGTTTTTGTTGGTGTCGTAGCTGCAACGCGCGTTCTGGAAGTTGATTTCGAGCAGCTTGTTGTCGATGTATTCGAACTCGCCGCAAATGATCTTCTCCTTGAGCAGCTTTGTCGGCGGATGGAGCACGCTGGAATGCTGCCTGATTTCGACCGTGTTGTATCCCGCGCCTTCCAGCTTCTGCGCGGTGCTGAGCGCGTTCCATCGGTCGTAACCGATTGCCTGCACCTGCACGCCGTACTTCGATTCGATGCCGAGAATGAAGTCCTCGACAACCTTGTAGTCGATAACCCTGTCCCCGCAGGCGATGCACTTTCCAGCTCTGACGAACTCGTTGTAGTCGATTTTCTCATAGGCGTTCTTCTCGGGGATGCGTCCCTCAGGAACGAATGCGAAAACATCGGCGAGGATGTTTCCGTCATCGTCTGCCGCTACCATCGCAACCGCCGTGTTGTCGTTCGTCTCCGAAAGGTCTAGCCCCAGATACACGACGCGGCCCTTCCAGTCGATGTCTGCCACCTTGCATGCCTGCACGTCCGCAGTGTCGATGAACGTCTCCGTGCCCTGACCCTGATAGATGATGTTGCAGTGCTTGGTTAGGAAGTTCTCGCGTGCCGATTCGACCGCTATTGCGTAGGCTCGTTTCTTCCTCAAGTCCTCCCAGATCTCGGGAATCTCCAAGCTGACGGGATTTGCCTGGCGCATGGCCAAATCGTCGGTCATCCAATCCTTGGTTTCGTCTGGCTCGTAAAGCAGCGCGAAAACCGTATCGTCTTCAACGATGCCGTCGAGCACCTTCTTCGCATACGAAACCTCGTCCTCGAAAGGGTTGTCGATTGTCGGGTACTTGGTGCTGATGATGAAGCCGAGCTTGTTTAGGATGTTGAGCTGTCCAGACTTCATCGCTTCTACCGCGTAGCTTGTAGGAAGCGCACCGACCTCGTCCGCGCAGAAGGCGCTTGGAAGTCGGCCATCCATTCGAGACGTTGAATAGCTCAGGGGGACGTATGCCGAACTCTTCGGTCTGAACGTGATGCAGTCGCGCAGAATCTTGAAGCGTTTGTTGCCCTTGTACTCGTAGACCAGCGGGGACGAGCGCAGGGTCTGCGAGATTGCTTCGCGTATCTGCCTTGATAGCGACCCGTCTGGTGCGACCGAGAAGAACTCCGAGAATCGCGGCTCGGTCAGCATGAGAATGATAAAGATGGTCGCTACCGTGTACGTCTTGAAGTTCTTGCGGGCGATTTCCAGCAGCCCGATTTCGTAGCGCCGCTTCTCAGGATTGTCACGGTAGACGGTGCACAGAACGGCGATGTAGAGCAGCCATTGGTAGCCAGTCGTGCATTCGTATAGCGTCTGCCCAGCCTTCAGGCCCTTCGGCATGATAAGCAGTTTGAGGATTGACTCCATCTGGTGAATCTTCTCGGCGCTGACGAAATACTTGTCGCTCTTTCCCTCGCAAACGTCCATCCATAGGCGCATCTGCTTCTTGGCGTACTTCGGGGTGGTTTCCGCGTCTATCGCACGCTCACAGTACTCGTAGCCCCTATTCCTCGCCATCGCTGTCACCGTTGATTATCGCCATGAGAGGGTCATATCCAGAGTCGCGCTCCTCGTCCTCCTTGGCGAATCCCTTGATGATTTTCATGAGCGTGGTCACCGTTCTGTTGGCGCTGTCCGTGGTCTTGTTATACTCGGTCACGGCTGGGTTCACGTAGATGTTCGCGCGACCCTTGACATACTCCTTCGTAACGAGCGTTCCCGTCTCGCGAATCGCCGACTCAAGCTCTGTGAGGTTGTTGAGCTGTACCTGATAACGCTTGAACGTTGTCACGAAGAAGAAGTTTGTCTGTACGCCAGTCTCCTCCGCAATCCTGAGAATCTCGCGCGCTTGCTCGTTTAGCGATTGCTTAGCCATTCTCGGCACCTCTCTTCATATGCGTCTCGGAGTAGTTAGCGAACTGCCAGTTCCTGCACGTGCAATAGGATTTAGTCCTGTAGTGCCTGTCCGCTGGGTTGTTGTATTTCGCGTCAATTGGAAGGCGCTCTGCTCCCTCGATTCTCACCGTCACGCCATTCGAAGAGTAATCGATTGTGCTCCCTTCCTTGCGCCTGAACGCCAGATGGAAGTTGTTCTCACACCTGTAGGGTTGCGAGACTCCGCAGAGGTAGTACACGTCTTCGCCAAGCTCTATGTCGTGCGCTTCCCTCAGCCTGTTGTTGATTCTGCCGTCATAGTCACCTACAAGGCATCTGGCGCAATGGCGCGACAAATCGACATCCCTCACCGACTTCAGCCATAGGTATTTGAACGTTCCCTCGACCTCTATAGACTTGATAATCATAGAATCGCTCTCCTTTCTCCTGTAAGACCTCGCTTGTACAAGTATACCCCTATATCACTCGAGGTTCAGCGCCTTTTTCACGTCTCCATTTCGCTTGTAGCTTCTGCCGTTCGGAAGCGGGAGGTCGAACTCGAAGTCGATGGCGTCGATGTAACGCTGCAACGGCAGCTCCCTGACCTTCACCGCTTCGCACTGCCAACTGCTGCCCCACTTCTCCCAGTCGAGCTTGACGATTTCGAATCCGCTCTCTTCGAGCGACTTCTTTATCTGCTCCTTGCTGTGGTAGTGCTGGAAGTACCATTTCCCGCTTCGGTAGTTAGCGCTGAAGTTGTCAGCGTCCAAGAACTCGACCGCACGCCATGCGTTCGCAGCGTCCTTCTTGCACTTCATCATTCGCGTCACGTAATCCAGCGGCCTGACGCTGATGAAAAGCCTGTCGCTTGCCATGAGGTTCAGGAAGTCGATTACACTCCGCTCGGCCTTCATGGAGTCAACGCTGTTCAGCACGCTGTCGCATACTACCACGTCGAATTGCCTGCGCTCTTGCAGGTGCTTCACTAGGGCGTCAATCATGCGGTTGCCCTTCGACACGTCTATTGCCTTGCCGTTGTTGTTGAAGAACTCAACTCCCAGCGCTTCATACCCCATTTTCTTCAGATGCCTGATGTAGTCTCCCTTTCCGCATCCGAAATCGAGAACCGTGCTCGCCGAAGAGTGCTCTTTGAGATACGGAATCACGTGTCGCACGTACAGCGTCGAATGCTGTGCGCGCTTTCCATCGTCGCGGCTCACGCTCCTGTAGAGCTGTGCAAGGCCCTGAACGTAAGTATCGCGCTTGATGTGGTCGTAGGAATACTCGCCGTAGTCCTCGCCGAAATAATGGAGCAGATCGTCATGCATCGAATCGTCGCAGACATAGGCGTTGACCTTCAGGCCGAGAACCTTGCATGCCTTGACGTAATCGCCGCCGAGAATCACATCGCCCTTGCAGATGACAGCCGAAAGCACGTTCCCATATTTCAGCGTAAGGCCGCAAATCTCCTTCACCACGGTTGCCGTGTTCTTGATGGTCGTGAAGTCCTCGTTGTCAAGCTCGATGAACTTCCCTTTCTCCGCGTCCCCGTCGAACCTCACCTTGACGATTCCAGACTCGGTAGCGTTGTGAATCTGGTTGAACTTGATTCCGTCACCGAGGTTGATGCTCTCGACGTACTGCACTGGGACTGTCTGAATCCCCCACGAGACGCGTGGCCTTCGTCCTTTGGTGTCCCGCGATGATAACGTTGTCCTTGCGGTTGACGAGAATCGGCACGATTAGCCCGAACCTGCGTATGCTCTTGCAAAGCTCCTGCTGCTGCTCCTTCGTAATCTTGCGCGGGTTGTATGCAGCTGGCTTTATCGCTTCAATGTCAACATAGCTAACCATTGATAAGCCACCCCACAAACCCGTAGCTGACCCCGTTCGCATCCAGATACTGGTCGAGCTTCGAACGAATGAGGTTGTATTCATCTTCGGTTAGGATGATTGTCGAGCCGTCTAGCTTCATCTTGTGTTCCTGAGCCATAGCGTTGCCGATTTCTTCATCGTCGATTGGCTCCATGTCATCCGATATGTCGAGCGCGTCATCGAACCCGAACTCGCCCATGTCGATTTCGTCGATGCCCTCAAGCTCGATTTGCAGCTTGTCCATGTCCCATTCGGCGAACTCATTCGTCTTGTTGTCGGCCAGACGGAACGCCTTCACCTGCTCGGGCGTCAGATCGTCCGCCACGATGACTGGAACCTGCTTCAATCCAAGCTTGTGCGCCGCCTTCAGGCGCGTGTGCCCGTTGATGATGACGTTCTCGCCGTCAACCACGATGGGAACCTTGAAACCGAACTCTTTGATGCTCGCGGCCACCGCATCCACCGCGTTGTCGTTCAATCGCGGGTTGTTCGCGTACGAGATCAGCGAATCAATGTCCATGTAGGTCACTTTTGTCTTTTCCATGCCTTGAAAACTCCTTTCTCGATACGTTAGAAGGCGCTATGGGGGAAAACGCTCGATAGATTTCCCGATAATCGCCTGTATTGAATGATAATTGGAGTTTTTCACTCCATAAACCGCCGTTTTCCAAAAAAGCCCAGCATATTAGAAATTTAGTGTCTTCCCTAGGGCATTTTGATGGCGGGGAGCGCGCCAGAACTGCCCTTCGGGTAGGGCGGGGTTGTTTTCCCTAGGTTATCTGAAGCGTTTCCCTATGCCACCGCCTTAATTGCCCTCAATCCTCTTGGCTGCAAGCCCTCGCAGGTAATCCTTCGTCAGCTCCCCATCGTCAGCCATCCTATGATGCATCTTGCACAGGCACACGAGGTTATCGTCTTCAATCAGCCCGTCTGGGTCATCGCGTAGCTTCTCGATGTGGTGGACTTCAAGCCCCTCGGTCGTTGCCTTCCCCTTGTCCCTGCACACCTCACACATCCAGTGCGCATCGTCCCTGACCTGAAGGCTCTTCCTCTTCCACCTAGATGTGAACCTGAGCCTGTCCGCTCCTTCCCTCTCGTAACGATAGGTTGGCTTCTTCATCGGGCATGGCTGGCCGTATGGGTGAATCCTCCCGCATCGTGGGCATGCCTTATACGCTCCCATAGAATCACCTCACCTGTTCATGGTCTCGGTGCCGTTTGCCGACTATTCCTTCTGAATCGCGGCCTTGATTGCCGCGGCGGAAGGCATCGTAATCCGCCTCGACCGCCTCTACGGTTGTCCCGTCGGCAGTCGCGTACTTGACGAACGCCTTCGTCGAGAACTTCTTCTCGTAGAGCCTGACGGGCACCTTGATGAACGTCAGCGAGGCAAAGACTTTGTTTCCCGCCTGTACGATGTTGTTGACCGACAGGCTTCGCACGTCTGGCTTCGTTGGGTCGGTCACCTTCTTGAAGTACCAGCCATTCTCGATGAACGCTACACCCTCTGGAATCGACATGGTGTATGAGAACCTCGGGGTCGTGTACTCTGCGGGGACGTTCCCGCTCATGTTGAGAGAGCAGCCCATTGACTGAAACAGGTCGGCCACCTTGACGAACTTCGCGTACGCGAAGCCGTCCACGTCCTCGACCCCGCACGGCTCCTCGAACGCTGCGTCCCTGTACCAGCCCGCGAACGCCATGCCCTCCTGGGTCGGATATGTCCAAGAAGCCTGCTCGCCGCTGCGGTAGTCGCCCAGGTTAGCGTACGCGCCGACCTGCTCGCCAGATGATGGGACGATGCAGTCGATTACGCGGCCGCCAAAGGAGTCCGTCGTGTCGACCATCGACTCGCCCTCGCGAATCTCGACGTAGCCCGTAAAAGTCCCGATTGCCGAGTACAGGGAGCTGGGAAGGAGGATGCGGACAACGCCAGCCGCCTCGTCTGCGATTTCGAGCCGATACGGCCCCACCGAGGCTCCCGCCGCCGTGGTCGCGACCAGGCTCGCGGTCTTGCCAGTGAGGTCGTAGGGCTTCCTGTCCTCGCAGATCTTAACCGTAAGCAGCAGGTTGTTCCGCTCTCCGCGCCGAAGCGGTGGTATGCGCTGCTTGCATGCTGGCGAGTGGCACTTGCGAGTGTCGAGCGTAATTGTCTCTATCATATAGTCACTCCAATCGTCAGAATGAAAGCAGCCCCCGCGCTAACGGGAGCCGCCTGGTGGTCTTGCTCAGATGTCTTCATGTTCTGTTTGCCGCTGGTTATCCGATCGTAAGAACTTGTCCTGGATAGATGATGTTCGGGTTGACGAGTCCGTTCAGCTCTGCGAGGTGCTGCCACGACGTGCCGTACTTGGCGGCGATTCCCGAGAGCGTGTCGCCTCTCTTGACCGTGTAGGTCTGCCGAGCCGATACGCCAAGCTTCGTGTTCACGATCGACTGGATAGCGTCAGGGTCGTACCCTGCCTGGGCAAGGCGGTTGCGCCTATCGTTTCCGTTGCCCCATGCGCCGTTGATAACCTCGTCTGCGATCTGCTCGTTGCTCTTTCTCGAAGGCTGGAGCTTTGCGTTGACGATCGACTGGATAGCGTCGTAGTCGTATCCAGCGCTTGCTAGACGGTTGCGCCTATCGTCTCCATTTCCCCACTGGCCTTCGATTACCTCGTCGGCAATCTGCTCGTTGCTCTTCCCAGCTGGTGATGAAGCGCCGTTTCCTGCCGCCCATGCGTCCCATTCCTCTCGGCTCATGTATGCCTTGTCCAAGTCGAGGTCACCGCCCCAGCCGTCCAAGCGTCCCATGGAAGTGTATTGGCGGATAGTGCAGTCGTAAGCTCCCTCGTTCCATGGGTTGTCCTGGTAGCCCGTGCGGTTCATGTTGGCGTACTGAGCCACCCACAGCTTGTGACCTGCTGCATACCCCATGACGGACTTGCTCAGGTAGACCAGACATTCAGAGCCGACGCGGTTTTCGATTACGCTGCAAAACTCGTCAATCCAAGCCGAGTCGCGCCCGCTGTCAAACGCGCTGTTCTGGATACCCTCCCAGTCTAGGCAGAAGATTGCCCGCCCGATGTATCCGCCCGCCACGTCGAGCATGTGGTTGGCTTCGTCCGTGGCGTTGCCGCCGCTCGCGTAATGGTAGATGCCCAGAGCCTTGCCAGCCGCGAGCGTGGCTTCTGCCAGTCTGCGGAAGTCTGGATTTACGTACGTCGTGCCCTGAGTGCTCTTCACGATTACGAAATCGCACGGAACCACGGACGGGTCGATGCCCGCCTGATATGATGCGCAGTCGATGCCTTGCATGGTCATTTCTGCACCTCCTCATCGTCTGCCTGGCGCGAGGTTGCCGTGCTGACTCCGATCAGGGCACCGATTAGAACGCCCGTTGCGTTGAGCGTGAGCACGACTGCATCGGCGTTCGGGATTCCCCACGCAGGGAACACCGCGCCTATGAAGGTTGCGATTGCGGGGCATGCGATAAGCCCGAGCCATTTCAGCACCTGATACATCTTGCTTGGAATGATGTACTCTTTCATTCTTTCCGACCTCCTATTCGTCTCTGGTCGGCAACGCCATCATCTCGTCGTGAAGGTTCGTGGCGATGCCGTTGCCACCTAGCATGTGGTAGCTTTGATAGGTGCGCTCCATTACTTCCTTGTCCAACGTCGAAGCGTGGCCGTCGCGCACTGCCTGGTGATGGGTTCGCATAAGCTCGCTCCTGAGCAGCGCCCGAAGAGCCGATTTGAAAAGTTCGTTTTCCTCGTCGGCCTTCTTCTTCTCGACGCGCCTGCTTGATATCATGATGCCGAGCACCGCAATGATTGCAGCTGCCGAGTAGATTGCAAGCCGGGAATCGAGACTTGGATTCGACAATAACGTCGCCGCTGCGGCTAGGGCGCACGGTATGCACACCCACAAAAGTTTTTCCCAGAATTCCTGCAATGCCGCTCTTTCCGATTGGTTTTTTCACTCCCTTGATTATACGACACGCGGAGCGGGAATTGCGGGAACGATAAATAGGCCACCGTTTCCAGTGGCCCATTCGGAATCTAGAGGTCGAGCATGACCTTGACCGCTTCCCACTTGCGGTCCGCCTCAGCTGCGACATAGTCGAATTTACGGTTCCAGTAGGCTAAGCATTCCTTCTGTTCATCTTCGTTCATCAAGTCCCATTCTTCTTCTGTATAGCATCCTTCGAGGCAGGCATCGATGAAGGTCCCACGTACGTTGCTCTCGTCCCTGCTGGGCATGCTAGTGTCGCTGCTGCTCCATGCGAGATGTTCTTTGATGAGCGCCTTCACTGCGTTGTCGATGGGCTTTTCGTCGTAGTTTACCTTTTTCATTTTATTCGTCTGCAATGACCTTGACGATATAGGGAAGTTCGTTCTGGTTCATGTGCTTCATTACCGTTTCCTTTCTCTTTCCCTTACCTGATGTATATTAGTACACACCTATTGTTCCTTAATTCAGGCGAGAATCGGAAGTTTTTCAAAATGAAAAACGGGAACCCTCTCGGATTCCCGCATCTGATTATTTTTTCAAGTCGGCGCGTATAAGCTCCTTGATGTAGCCCTGCTTGTTGGCCACGCTGTCGAGCTTTTCCAGAACATCCCCGTCGGTGCGGCGATTCAGCTTCAGGTGAACTTGCCGCGTGTTCTCAGCGTCGTACTTCGCTTGCGCCTTAATCTGCGCTTCGGTTGCCATGCGCGTAACCTCCCGTCTTCTTCGCCAGCTTGCGGATGCGGTCTGACCATTCGCGGAGCATCGAGCCAGTTATGTAGAACCCTTTCTGGCCACGCCATTCCTCTGCCGCTTCGATTTCGTCCGCGATGCGCTCCAAGCTGTCGGCTGGCTCTGGCTTGAAATGGCGGACTCTCGATGGCTCTGGAGTGAAGACGAGACCCTTCTTCTTGTCCTTCGCGATGAGAAGCAGCATGTCGTTGTGGAGACGATAGCCGAGCACGGTCATGGCGTCGCCATCGATGTTCATTTCATCGCCGATTCGAATCGGCTCGCCGTCTGCATCGAGCGGCAGCTTCATGTACGCATCTGGCTGAGGGAATGGTTTCAACTCGACTTCGTTCATTGTCTTAGCTCCCTTTCGCATCTCTCGTTGGCGGCGCATCGGCTCAGCATCGCTTCTGCATGCCAGTAGATCGCCAAGGCTGCCAGCAGCACGACGGAAAGCGCGAGGGCGGCGATCAGCATCAGGTAAAACGTTAGGCTCATTCGTTCACCACCCTCACGCTTTCAACGAAATCCATGTTGATGAGAGTGGCAAACCGCTTCCCATCGACCGACGGGAAGAATTGCCACTCGTGCACCATGCCCCTTTCCGCGAGCTCGGCAACCAAGTCCCCAGCAAGAGTCTCGGTTCGTCCGCTTGTGAAAGTGACGATGGTCTTGCAATCGCTCATTCGTCAACCACCTCCGCGCCGCAGTTGGGGCAAAAGTAAAACGCCATCCAGCCGCCGTCTCCGTCCCATATCGGCATCTCAAACCCACACTCGCTGCACTCGAACCTGTTTTGGTCAGCGCTTACGCTGCGGCACGTCGGGCGGTCGATGAGGTCGGCGACGGTCTCGCCGATTGTCACGCCCTCCCTAATCACGTCGAGGATTGACCGCACGACCATGTTTTCAAGGAAGCAGTTCGGGCTTCGGCGCATAATCTCACGCATCTGCGCTGCTACCTCGCGCCGCTCTTCGTCGTTAATCTCCATCGCGCACCTCCTCGATCATCTCCGTGAAGTCCTTCCACTCGCCGCCAATGAGCTGAAGCCCATCGAACATCTCCTTGGCAAGCTCGCGAATCTCCCACTGAGCCGCCTTGTCGGTGCGCAGCGCGTAGAAGCTCGCGAACTCTCGAAGGTTCATGGTTGCCACGATCGCCGTCTTTGTGGCTTCTGGAAGCGCGAAACGTGCATCCTCTGGCTTCACTCCCTTCTTGAGCAGCGAATTGTAATGCTTTGCGCATTGGTACATTGCAACCTCGTACTCAACGCACTTCAGATCGTCTTCCCTGATGGATGGCGGTATCACGTACCAATCCGTGCTGTCCGTACAGACCTTGACGTAACGCTGGCTCTGCTGGCAGAAACTAGCCAGGCGATGCCGCACCAGCTGATGCGAGCAGGCACGACTGATGCCGCCGATCTCCCACGTAACGCTTACGTGCTCGAAAACGCTCATATGACCAAGCTCGAAGCAATGACGCGTTCTGTTGGCTATGTCCTTTTCGCTTCCTCCCCTCGCGGTCGATACGCCTGCAACCGACCCGATCAGCTTCAACGGGAACTCGGTTGTCTTCGCTATTACCTCTGCCAACATTTCGATTCCTTTCTCTTCATCGGCTACGACGCCACCTTAACGAAGTGGAAGCCGTAAGCAGTGCCGCCAGTCCTCATGCAGTTGCTAATCGCTGCCGCTGCTACAGCCGCATCCTTGCCAAATCCGAGCGCGGCAAGGGCAGAGCCTGCCTGCTTGACCGTCTCGAACTCCATGCCCGTCTCAACGCAACGAACTCTCGTCTCACGATTCGAAGGCTTCAACGGCTCAAGCTGGTGAAGCTTGCGCTTCGTCATGCGCTTGGCAGGCTCGGTTCCCTGGCATTCATCGACCTTCTGCTGCACTGGCTTCTGCTCGACAACTTTCTGCTCGACAACTTGCAGAAATCGCCCATAGCCGCCTGTCCTGCAATAGCAAATAGGCATTTTACTCGCCATCCTTCTCTTCGACCCCTGCGAGTCGCTTGGCGCGAGCTATCATGTCGATAATCATCGCCTGTTGGCATGATTTGCTCTTCTGAAATCGGCACTCGCAGCACAAGAAGCCGCCGCCGTACTCATCCCACGGCGCGCATGCATAATCACACGCTTCCATCTTCGCATCCTTTTCAAGCTTCTTCCATGAGTCTGGCTGGACAAGGAGGAGTCTATTGGTCTCGAAACACCAGCTGTCTTTTGGTCCCGTAAAGCCCCCACTGACAAGCCATTCCTTCTTCTTTGGCGAGTAGAGGAAATATGCCACATGGAAAACATTCTCGTACTTGTCATACAGCACCTCAGTGTCGAGCGGTATAACCTTGCCGTTAGCGTCCCTTGGCGGCTCGACCCTGAACCAGTTATCGTTGCTCATCGCTGTTCCTTTCCGTTCGCTCTGAACTGCCTTTGTTGTCGCTGATCAAATCGCATCAGTCCCGCACATGTCCCATTGGCTGCTTTGCAGCTCGCTGCTCGAAAGCGGCATGTCGTGCTTCGTGCAGTAGCCTGTCTGCATGTTCGTCCCGCCAACGCACCACGCCCTCGCGGAATCGCATTCGATGCATCGGAGCTTCGACCGCCCTCGCCTGCCTGTCGATCGCCCTCAGCACGTCCGCGCTGCTCTCTTCGGCGGCAACCCTGCGGAGCGCGTCAAGCTCGGCTTTGAGGTGCACGGCACTCGATAGCTCGCGCTCGGTCACAGCCCAAGCAGCCCCATGATCTCGGCGTTCTGCGCGGCCTTCGCCTTCCTTCGGTCGCGGCCCGTGACGGTTATCGGGACGCACATCTCGATTAATCGGCTGAAAACCCGCTGCTTGCGAATGTCCGTGGCTCCCAAAAGCTCCTGGACGGTGAGGTTCGTGGTGACGATTAGCGGAAGTCCCGCGCGGTACCTCGCGTCGATGATGTTCATGATTCGCTCGGCCATGAACTCGGTGTCGCGCTCAGAGGCCAGATCATCGATTATCAGCAGGTCGAACTCGTTCAGGCTGTCGATGTACTTCTGCCGCCTCTCGAACGATTCGTTGATGACGTTAACCAGGCGGTTGAAGTTGGTCATCATGCAGGGCGTTCCCGCGTCTATAAGCGCGTTGGCAACGCTGGCGGCTGCGTAGCTCTTCCCAGTGCCAACCGACCCGCAAAGCATAAGGCCCTTGCCAGATTCGAGCATGCGCGGGAAGTTCGCGACGTAGCGCTTCATCACGTCCATGATTTTCTCGTTGCCGCCATCGTCGTTCTCGAAAGTCCACGCCCGCATCTCAGCATCGGGGAACCCAGTGCGGCGCATCATGTCGAGCCTGTGCATTCGCTCAGCCTTGCGCTTCTCCTCCTTCTCGCGCTCATAGCCCTCGGCTTCGCAGCGGCACATGCAGTAAGGTTTTATTATCCGCCCGCCCAGCTCCATCTCGCATTGCTTCGGCGTTCGGCACTTGCCGCACATGAGGATGCCGTTCTCGATGTAATCGCCCTCGTTTTGGCGGTTGGCCCTACCCGCCGTCTCGGCTATGCCTTGAATCAGTTTGTCAGTGTCCATTTCATTTGCTCCCTTCTCCTAGCATTGGATGACGTTGCGCATCCATGCTTCCTCGTCTTGCTTCTCTTCCTCGGTTTTCTGCCAATGAGATTCGTTGCGGCTCGTCTTCTTGCGAGCTTCTGAATTACGTCTTGCCCAATTGCGTATGGTCGCTAGATGGCTCTTGTAGCTCTTGCCCGTCGAAGCTATGTAGGCGCTGAGCCGTTCGATTCTCTCCTCCCAATCGTTGGGGAACTCGCTTTTTAGCTTCGCCAAATCTGTATCGCTGAGAAGGACGTTCTTGTACTCTCCATATTTGTTGCTCATCTCCTTCTTCGGTGCGCGTATATCTGGTTTATTAAGTGTGGTTATATCTGTGTTTATATCTGGTATAGGTTTGCCCTCTGGGGCATTTCCATTTGCCCTCTGGGGCATTTCCATTTGCCCTCTGGGGCATTTCCATTTGCCCTCTGGGGCATTTCCATTTGCCCTCTGGGGCATTTCCATTTGCCCTCTGGGGCATTTCCATTTGCCCTCTGGGGCATTTCCATTTGCCCTTTTGGCAAAATCCATTTGCCCTCTGGGGCATTTCCATTTGCCCTTTCGGCAACATCCA